GACTTTCAGCCCGTAGGTATTGAGGAACAGGGGCGGCTAGACGAAAAGAAGAAAATCACATGTCCTGAATGTGGCGCGGAGTTTACCCCGAAATGACAGATAAGCCGATGCTCAAACTTGACTGGTGCAGTTATGAGGCTGCGAAATACGCAGTTGAGCATTGGCATTATTCACATGATATACCGGCTGGAAAAACGGCCAAAATCGGCGCATGGGAAAATGGAATATTTATTGGCTGTGTTGTTTATTCTCTTGGTGCAAACAAATACATAGGAAATCCCTATGGCCTTGTTCAAACAGAGGTGTGTGAATTAACAAGGATTGCACTATCAAAGCACATAACGCAAACGTCAAAAATTGTTTCAATCACAATAAAGATGCTTAAAAAGCAAAGCCCCGGACTTAGGTTAATTGTGAGTTATGCAGACTCTAATCAGGGGCATCATGGCGGAATATATCAAGCATCAAACTGGCTATATTGTGGTTCGATTGAAAGTGATGGCGGCCAATTAATAAACGGAGAAATTGTACATAGGCGCACAGTTTATGCACGATATGGCAGACAGGATATTGATTGGCTTAGAAAACACGTTGCACCTGATGCGTGCTATGTCAAGGTGAAGCCAAAGCACAAATATCTCATGCCCCTAGACGATGCTATGCGTAAGCAGATTGAACCATTACGCAAACCATATCCAAAGCGCGGACGAGGCGAAACAGATAACGCGCCTCAATCCAATGAGGAAACTGGCGGCGCAAGTCCGACCCGTCCGCTCCTTGATCTAGTTATGCAAGATGTAACAGGTAACAATGGCTAACAACCCGACAGGCAAAGGAGGATTCACCAAAGGCGACCCGCGCATCAATCGCAAAGGCCGACCTAAGAGCTTTGATGCGCTCCGCGAGCTCGCACAGCAGATCGCGCATGAAGAAGCGAAGTCGGGCGGGCAGCCGATGGTTATCAACGGGCATATTGTCACCGTGGCCGAGGCGATTATCAGGACGTGGGCGCAATCGAAGGACCCGCGCTTGCAGATGGCGTTTATTGAGGTGGCGTATGGGAAAGCACCTACGCGGACAGAGGTAACGGGCAAGGATGGTGGAAAGATCGAGCAGGAGGTAACAGTCAAGGATGATGCAGTCATACGCAAGCTACTTCCTGAGCTTACCACTAGCAGAACGCAAGAAACGACTGGCGGGGCTGAATGATGCAGAACGCGCCGCGCTTGCTTATGCGTGGGAGTTCTGGCGGCGGCCTAATCAGTCCGAACCGGACGGGCTATGGCGCGGGTGGCTTATCCTTGCCGGGCGTGGCTTCGGGAAAACTCGCGTGGGGGCTGAAACGGTCAGACGGTGGGCGCGTAAGTATCGCTATGTCAACCTTATCGGCGCAACGTCTGACGATGCGAGGGATATTATGATCAACGGCGAGAGTGGCATCCTTGCAATCTGCCCGCCGAGCGAACGCCCGCGCTATATCCAGAACGCTAGCCGCCTGGAATGGCCTAACGGGGCGCAATCGTTGATCTTCACCGCCGCCGAACCAGAACGCTTGCGCGGAAAGCAGCATGAGAAATTGTGGGCGGATGAGCTTGGCGCGTGGCGATACCCGGAGGCGTGGGATCAGGCATTGATGGGCTTGCGCCTGGGGGATAACCCGCAAGCGATTGTCACCACTACGCCGCGGCCTACCAAGATCATCAAAGGGCTATCAACCGACCCTACCGTGACCATCACGCGCGGGTCAACCTATGATAACCGCGATAATTTAGCCCCTTCATTTTTCGATGAAATTATCAAACGTTATGAGGGAACGCGCTTAGGACGGCAAGAGCTAAACGCTGAAATCCTTGACGATAACCCAAACGCGCTATGGAAACGGTCTGATATTGACCGGGCGCGTGTGGTGAAATCGCCTGACCTTCCTCGCGTGGTAGTGGGGGTTGACCCATCCGCTACCAGCACGGGTGACGAGGCGGGCATTGTGACGGCGGGGCGCAACGGCGACGATTATTACACACTGGCAGATGATAGCGTGCAAGGCAGCCCGGAAACGTGGGCGCAGGCAGCAATCACAGCGTACCACCGCGCAAAAGCTGATTGTATCGTTGCCGAAAAGAACAACGGCGGCGAGATGGTAGCAAGCGTTATCAAGCAGGCGGTTATCAACGCCAGAAAAAAAGACCCGACAGTTGGCGAGGTTCCGGTGAAGCTAGTTTGGGCATCGCGCGGCAAGCAAACACGAGCCGAACCAGTGGCAACATTATTCGAGCAGGGGCGCGGGCACCATGTCGGGTCATTTCCCGCGCTGGAAGATGAACTGTGCGAGTGGGAACCTGGCATGGAAAGCCCTAACCGGCTGGACGCGCTTGTGTGGGCTTACACGGCATTGATGGACGGCGGCGTTGCCGAAGTTGTAGACGATCCTTTCGCGGGGTGGTGATAAATGGGATTATTTGACGGCGTACTCAACAGCATAGCGGACAGGGTAGCATCGCGCATCATTGGCGACGCCGGGAAACCCATCGCCCTGGCGCGGGATTATCGGCAAGGCGCGCAGAAGCGGCAGCTTATCGTCAAGCCTAATCAGTTCGATGACAACATTGTGTTGAACTTCGCCGGGCTGATTGCCAACCGCGTGACCTCACAGATGATCGGCGGCGGCGTGACGCTGGACTTCGAGGGTGACGGCGAACCAACTGAGAATGAGAAGTGGATTAACGCCTGCCTCGATGCCAACCATAAGGAGATTCTATTCCACCGTGCGGCATTGAGCGCGGCTGAGGCCGGCACGGGTTACTTCGACTTATCCGGCGGCAGCGTGTATGCCAACGGCATCGAATACCCGCGCATTACGCTGCTCGACCCGGCTTTCGTCACGATGGAGAGCCTGCCAGAAGATTTCGAGATGGTTGTCAAGTACATCATCCAGTATAAATTCGTGGACTTCGACGGCAGGGAAAAGGCGCGCAAACGTGAAGTTATCAAGAACGTGGATGGCGCGGGTTGGGAGATTGTGGACTCCATCGCCTCCGATGCGTGGGGCGCACGATGGGAAGTGGTTGACCGGACGCCGTGGAAGTTTGACTTTGCGCCGATTGTCCACTGGCAGAACCTGCCGACGATTGACAGCACCTACGGCGAGCCGGACATCAACGCCGATTTGATAAGGTTGCAAGACCGCGTCAACTTCGTCGCGTCGAACTTGTCAAAGATCATCCGGTTATACGCTCACCCGATGCGCTATGCCGTTGGCTTCCAGACGGCTGACAAGCTGGACGTTGGGCCTGACCAACTTATCAAACTGACCGGCGCGGATTCAGACATTCGGCAGTTGGAACAGTTGGGCGACCTGGCCGGGAGCATGGAATACCTTCGCATGTTACGGCAGGCCATGTTTGACCGGGCGCGCGTGGTGGACATTGACAGTATGCAAGACAAGCTCGGAAGCCTGACAAACTTCGGGCTGAAGGTGCTGTATCAGGACAACCTGAATTTGATTGCCACAAAGCGCGAGTTATTCGGGGATGCGATTGAGGAACTTGTCATCCGCTTGCAGGAAATCAGCGGGAAAGCCGCCATCCCTGCCGTGTGTGTCTGGCCTGACTTCCTGCCCGAAAACGACGCGGAGATTAGCGCGGCATACGCGGCAGATTTGAACATGGGCATTGTGTCGAAGGAAACCATTTCGAGGTTGCGCGGTTACGACTGGGAGCAGGAGCAGGAGCGCATCGCCAACGACGCGGCGCAGACGGATAACGTTGGAGCCGCGATTTTGCGGAATTTTGAGAACGGCGGCATGATGGCCGAACGGGGAGGCATGACACTTGTCCGATGACGTTCTAACCCTCGCAGAGCAATTCCGGCGCGCGCTGGTTGCTAACGACATAGCATCCGAAAAGCGGCTTATCGCGGCGTATCAAGGGCTTTACGCCCGCGTGCGCGATTTGGCTGACGCGCTGGTGCTTGAAATTGCGAAGGACGAGAACATGACGCCCACGCAAGTCAGAAGGATGGAACGCTACGAGCGGCTGCTGAAAACCGTTGAAGGCGAACTGACCGACTACGGCGCGTTTGTCAAAACCGAGATGAGCGTAGCGGCGCGTGAAGCTATCCGCATGGGTGAGGCCAACGCGCGCGCGCTTGTGGCGATTGCGTTTGGCGACAAGCGACTGGCGGCGCGGTTCAACGTGCTGAACACCGCCGTGATTGAGGAACTGTTAGGTTTCCTGTCACCCGAAGGCGAGTTGTACAAGCGGCTGGCAATGCTCCCGAAATACACCGCCGACCAGGTTGCCAACGCGATTCTGGAAGGTGTTGGGTTAGGCAAAAACCCGAAAACGATTGCGCGCGGCCTGACAGATGCATTCGGGATGGGGCTGACCGATTCGATGCGGATGATGCGGACGGTGCAGATTTACAGCTACCGCGAGGCGAACCGCGCCAGCTACATCGCCAACGGTGACGTGGTGCAAAAGTGGATTTGGTACGCCGACCTCAAACAAGCCTGTCCGTCATGTATTGCGATGCACGGCACGGTTCACGAGTTGAGCGAGCGGTTGAATGACCATCACAACGGCCACTGCGCGATGCTTCCGCTTGTGATCGGGGCAAAGAACCCCATCGCGCCGGGTGAGGACTGGTTCAATCAACAGCCGGAAGCGTACCAGCGGCAGCTGCTAGGCAAGTCGAAGTTCGAGGCGTGGAAGGGCGGCGCGTTCCAGTTCGGTGATTTGGTGGATACGCACAACGATGCGGTGTACGGCGAGATGCGCTCGGTTGCGCCGTTGTGGAAGCTGTTGGGCGCGGAGCCACCGGTGAGGATGGGAAGATGACCGATAACGAATTCTGGCTAATCGTGCGCCAGGCTTTGCTGCTGTTTGTAGACGCGATTGAGCGCAAGCTGGCACTACCGCGCACGGCTGAATTGAGGAAGGCGAGCAAACCACAGTAACAATCAAATATTAGGCAGTCCGTAACGGAACGCCGCGAGCTTGTGGGAATGTGACTATCCCCGCAATCTTGCGGCGTTTTTATTTCA